ACATGATGGATATTCGAGACATGGATACCATTGAGGAAATGAAAACCGTTGTGCGAGACGGTGGTTCGATTGAAGCGACTGGCAGAAACAAAGATGACCGTGTGATTGCCTCAGCCTTGGCAGCAGCCGCCTATGCCGAGCAAGTTCAGCCTCAATTGATTGGCAGACGCATTTCTAGGGACGTATCGAGGAAGCAAGAGGAGCTAACCCCTGAAGAAGTTGCTATGGGGCGCAATGTAAGCGATTATTTAAAGCAAATAGGCATCTACGGTGGAAATCAGCGTCATATCTAAGCAAGAGTTGCTCAGAACCATGAAATTGTTCTTTGCAGACCAGAATCGGGGCATTAGCATTGATTTGTTTGCAGATTTGGCTGGATTGGGGACAAAAACGATGGTTGAGGTGTTTATTAACCAAAATGCGCCATTATCTGAGTATGTGCAGCGCAGAACCAGCAAAGCATACAAAGCATGGCGTAATGGAGACGTTGCGGTGATGAAAAACCGTGATAACTCAAAGTTTGTGCAGTACCGCAAGGAATCCAAGCCCAAAATGGTTCGTGGCTATGGGTTACAGGTAGTAGGTGGGGAAATTAAACTTAAATTAGGCGTAAAGAACCGGGCTGATTACGATTCAACGCTTGGTGAACAACTTGATAGGGGATGAATGATGGCTCGTATACTTAGAGATTACAAATGTCAGGAGCATGGCTTCTTTGAAAGCTTTGAACCTGTTTGCCCAGAGGGGTGCACCGATGAATTGGTTTTACAAGTTTTTCTTAAGAGTCCGGGCTTTGTTTCAGACAAGTCCAAAGCCGCCGATTCACACTTGCGAAGTCTTGCGAGCGAGTTCGGAATGTCTGACATTAAATCCACCCGTGAAGGAGAGAACCAATCAGGCTACCTCCAGCGCAACAACAAGTTCACGGAGAAAGAATATGCAGAAGCCGAAAAGTACGCTACCCCCAAAAAGCGTGGCAGACCCCGCAAAGATTCCCAGAGCCAACCTACACCGCCGCCGCAGCCCCAAGAAGCCCGTGCTGGTGACTCAGCAATCTGGGGGGGCGGTTTCCAAGGCATGAATATGGCTTCTGTGCTTGCCGGGCGTTTTGGTCAACCTGTAAAAGATGAGACTGTGGGCTTGACACCACAAGCGGCAGGAATACAATCAGGACCTAGAACTGACCCTAGAGCAACAATGCGGGACCCCGATAACTTGACAATTAAAAAATAATGCGTATCCCACCAAACAATGACGAACGGGAAAATTTCTATCTAGACCTTATGAATAAGTGCATGGTGTCTAGGGAAGAACGTAAAGCCGACTACGGCACGTTACGCTCTTACTATTTGTTTGGTGCGGGTCCTGAAGAACCCCCTGCGTATTTCAATAAAATTCATCCGCATATTGACCAGCTTACATCGTTCTTGTATTCGGCTGAGACAACCCGCTTTAGTATTGCAATGGGCGCAGCGGTTCCTGATATAGAACACCGCAAGACTCCAATTCTCACAAATGCTCTTAATGATGAATGGCTTAATTCTAATGCTGACCAAGTATTTTCAACAGCGTTAACGTGGTCGTTGGTCTACAACACTACTTTTCTCAAACTTGTTGTTGGTGGGGGTATACACCCCTATATGATTGAACCCGGTGCAATAGGCGTGTTGCGTGAAGATACGCCTTATGTTGACCGACAAGAAGCCATTTGCCAACGCTATTACATTACTCGTTCTGAGTTGTTTGCCAGACTGTATTCACATCCAAAGCGTGAACAAATTGTTAAGCGAGTAACCACTAACATTAAAAATTCAACTAGCGATGGTTCAGACGGTGGCGATGGCGTAGCCCGTATTGTTATGTCGGCAACTAACCCAACCATCTACGGTCAAGTCAACATGGACTTGTACGGCATGAACAGGTACAACGCCCGTCTTGCTGAAGAAACCATTGAGATGCACGAATTGTGGGTCTGGAACGATGAGATTGAAGATTATCAGGTTGTCACAATGGCAAGCCCTGATATTATTGTTTACGACAGACCCGGTTCATCTTTGTTCTTAAAAGGCGAATGTCCTTTTGTGCAAATTTGCCCAAATCCTCAATACGATTATTTCTGGGGACAATCTGAAGTACAAAAAATGTTATTGCTTCAAGGCTTGCGTAACAACCGCATGACTGAAGTATTAGACCTCCTCTCCAAGCAAGTCACGCCCCCAACAGCCCTGACAGGGTTTACGGGCATCTTGGATGAAAAGAATTTTGCACTGAACCGTGCTGGCGGTTTGCTTTCCAGTGATATGCCAAACGCCAAGGTTGAACGCCTTGCGCCTGAAATGCCATCAAACCTCTTTGAAGTTATCCATGAGATTGATGCAATGTTCTCAGAAGTGTCTGGCATCTCTAACGTGCTTTCTGGGCGTGGCGAATCTGGTGTTCGCTCTCAGGGACACGCAAGTCAGCTTGCCCGTCTGGGTTCAAGCCGTGCTAAGAAACGTGCCTTAATTGTCGAAGATAGTCTGGAAAAAGTAGCAACACTTTATCTTAAATTGATGCAAGCCTACGACCCCACGCACTTCAAAGACACTGAAGGTACGCCTTTTATTGCTGAACAGTTCACCAAGGACTTTGTGGTGAAAGTGGACGCTCACTCCAATTCCCCAATCTTTACAGAAGATACCAAAGAATTGGCGTTCAGTTTATTTAAAGCTCAGGCTATTGACAAAGAATCCTTACTTGATATGCTAGAGCCACCGGGCAAGCAATTGCTTAAAGAGAAGTTAAAGCGGCGTGAAGAAAAAGCTGCATCAGAGCCTAAACCGGAACCAAAGCCGGGCAAAGCAGATTTAAAGGTGGCGTAATGGCAACATCACAAGTTCAACCTAAAGCAGACCAACCCCGTGTTAGCACGGAGAGTTTGAAGCGTGGCGAAGAAAGTCCTGCCTTGCAATATCGCACTACCGCAACAAAGAATTTTAATCGTAGTTCCACGCCTCGCAATTATGGGCGAACCGTTCGGGGATAACACTAGGAGATGAATATGTATAGCAAAGGTCGTAAAAGCCGTAAATCACGGCGTTAAAGAATACCTGTTCAGGGTGTAGGGTGTGGCTTCCTTCCCTTAATAAATAGGTCGCCGCCTCTTGATATGGAGATGAAAAATGCGTAAAGCTCGCAAAGGTCGTAAATCACGCAAGTAATTTTAGGGGTTAAACCCTAGAATTATCGTGTAGCCAATAAGTCCTGCCGAGGGTCGGGAACCAAAAAAATTACTCCTCCTCTTGACAAATACTTGCATAGGATTATTCTATGCAAAATTACTTAGGGATTGATTATGGCTGTGCCACCCGACCAGTTGATGAAGTTGATGCAAAGTCAAAAGGATTCTGCCACTCCCGGCGGTATGCCTCCTGCACCTGATTCTCCTATGGGAATGTCTGATACTTCAGCTCCCCCAATGGCAGCACCCATGTCAACGCCTGAACCCAAGATGGGAAACCGTGAAGCGTCCATGATTAACCTTGGCATGGCGGCTGACCTTCTTGAGCAATCCCTTCCTGCCCTTGGCAGTGAATCGCCTGAAGGACAAAAAGTCCTTAATGCTATTCGTATAGTTTCAGCTATTCTTGGTCCACGCAAACCTAAGACCAATGAATTGCAACAATCAGAAATTCTACAATTGTTGCAGTCATTACCCCAAGCTGGTGGCGGCACTCCTGAAGGTAAAGCGATGGCGGCTGCTCCACAAGTTCCCGGTATGGCTTCACTTGGCGCACCTCCTGCTCCTCCACCCATCCCTCCGGGTGCTGGTGCGGGTCCTGCGCCCGGCGGTGCTATGCCTCCTCCTCCCGGCGGCGGTATGCCGCCACCAATGTAAAGGAATCACAATGGATTTGTTCAAACCCCGTGGTGCTTCGGCTCCTCGTAATCCTACCGACAACAGCCAGAAAAATGGGCAGATTGTTAACACCCCACGTTACTCGCAATTCGGTGGTCTGACTTCTGCTCCAAAAGCAGGGTACAAAAACATGATGACAATGTCCCGTCCCGGTGACACTAAGAAAGTCATTTAACGTACTTAGGGGATAAATATGAGTTTAGAAGATATGTCTTTGGAAGCCCGTGACGAATTAGCCATGCTTGCAAAGCAATTGTCGGACAATCCTGAAACACGCAAAGAATTTTTGCGTTTAACCCAGCGGGTAAAACCAGACATGGTGATTCCCGAATTGCAACTTGAGGACTTTACAAACAAAAAAGTCAATCAAGCTGAAGAACGGGTTATGCAGCTAGAAAACAAATTGCGTGAAAAAGATATTCGAGAGCATCTTGAATCAAAACGCCGGGCTTTAAAAGCTAACGGCATTGCTCGTACTGATGAAGATATTCAAGAGATTGAAAAAATCATGCTTGAACAAGGTATTACAAGCCACGACACGGCAGCGCAGCATTGGGAGTGGATGAAACAAGCCGCAACCCCAACGCCTACTGGATACAACCCAAATATTATTAACAAGTTTGACTTGTCAAAGTATTGGAAGAATCCACAAGGTGCTGCACGCAATGAAGCGGCTACTGCATTGCAAGAAATTAGGAACAATGGTCGTAGACCTATTGGTGTTTAATGTTAAATGTTGGGGATAATTTTTTTAATCAAAGGAGCCTGCTATGCCTATAGGCGGCGGTATTTTACCAGCATCAGGTAGCGCACAATACAATGAGCTTACCTATGTCACAAGACGGGCGTTTATCCCCAAACTTGTGGTACAGCTATACAACTCAACCCCCCTAATGGCTGCTCTGATTGCAAACAGTCAACAAGCATCAGGTGGTGTGAGCCAAGTCACAGTCCCGGTTCAAGGCGCACAGTTTGTTAATGCACAGTGGTCTGATTACTCTGGTTCGTTTAACCAGCCATCAGTTCAGCAAGGTGCGTTTAACGCTGAGTTCAACTTGAAACTGATGATTGCTCCAGTTCCATTCTTAGGGATGGAAGGTGCGGTTCAACAAGACTACGCAATTATTCCTCTGATTGAAGCTCGCATGAACGATGCGACCAACGTGATGATGGATGCAATGGCTACAGCCTTGTACACCAACTACACCAACACCCAACAGTTCATTGGTTTGCCCGGCGCAATTGACGACGGTACAAACA